GCAGCTGCTGACCAAGCGGCAGTTTTTCGGGGAGCAGTATATGTCGGAGCATTAGAACCACCTGCTTCCGTCCAACCAGCATGCGATGCCATAGTGTCAGCAGCAGCAACCGCTGACCATCCCACAGAACTAATCAGTCCCATGAACGGTCCGGTGACTGTATACGCAGCACCCGCTAGAAAGGCATCAAGTGCCACATTCTTGCCTAACGTACAAACGACATTCTCAATAGTGTCTCGCCATTTGACGTTGCCGTCTTTATCAACGCACTCTACTTCAAAACGACCGTGAAGTTCTACTTTCTCTTCACCATCGCTTCGACGAATAAGTTGCCCTGACACTAGGTCTACAGGGTATATCTTTTCCTTCATAAGGTTTCTCCTTTGTAATATGATTGACCAAGCGGTCGATAATTGCTTTGCAGCCTAACAATGTAGGCTGCATTTGTTTTATTTGGGTTCAACCGCTTTTCGTGCTTTGGTAATAGCCGACTTTTCAGCTGGCGATAATGCTTTCCACTCGTCTGAGTTCTTCAAAGGGTAGCCATCCCCGGCTACCGAATCGAGCATAGGAGGCACAGGGCCTTGGTCACCAGTCGATTCTTCGACCTTTGGGAGTGGCGGGGGCTCGAGTACTACAGGTTGAGGGCCTACAGACTCACCTTTCTTCGCAGCCAAGAACTCTGCGAGACGATCTTTTGAGACGGGTTTTCCGTCACAGTCGTGGTATTTGCCTTTAGGTCCTTCATAGAACCCGCCGGGAATAGTTTCAGCCATTTTAAGTTCTCCTTTTTTAGGCTAGCCCTTGGGACGGTAGGAATCAAGGGGTGAAGACTCCTACCGTCCGTCAGGAGGATCAGACGGCTAACGTAGGCGGCCGTTAACCTGTAATGGTGGGATCTGCGTACGTGGCGTTTGCAAAGTAGAGGCATGCGCCGTTGGTACGAGTCCAAATACCCAACCCAAACTCAGCTTCCATCTGTTTCGAAAACAGAGGATAGTCGCCATTCTCGGCGGCTATTTGCAAGCCTTGTAGGGCAGTGGCGGAGCGTTGTCGGAACGCTACCGGTTTACCAGGGGCCATGGAATCCCAAGCGAACATGTAGTTCGCGATGCTCCAAGGTTTGACTTGGATTTCAGCTCCGCCATCGAAGATACCAATGGCTCGGTTGTCCAGTCGGCTAAGATCAAGCGTTGTTCCTGGAGTGTCTGTCACGCGATAGATCAAGCGTGGATCAGGATAAGCATGGAACCCGGTCAAGAGACGTACAGCCGCTTCATCGGTCTTGCTGATAGCGATTTTGATGTCGCCGCCGTGACCATGCTCAATTACGTCTTCAATGAGAGCCAAGACGTAAGAGTTTAAGAGAGAAGACTCACCATCATAGTGGGAGTGTGTCGCACCGTCGAACGTTTCACCGTTCGGACCATTTGCGATTGGAGCAGAGTCGGCGTTGATTAGACGCTTGATGGCAAGAGACACGTTGTCGACCAGGTGATCGTAGAACGTGTAGTTTGCGGATACGAAGATGGCCTTTTTGAGCTCCATCTGTATCTTGCGCCAGTGAGCTGCCTCACCAGCAAGTACCATAACTGCCATATCGGCAGGTGTGTGATTCTGCAACCACTTGTAGGTCCAGCCCAGGTTGTATTGGAACAAGCGGAGCGGGAACCCTACGGTAGCACCGGGTCGAGCTTTCTGAGTAGGTGCGAGACCATACTCGTCCACTTCGACCATTTCACCGCCAGCAGACGTACCATAGATACGTTGGCGATCGGTGGTCATTTCGCACATCTCGCCGACCATTTCGGTCACAATCTCGTTATGCGCAGCAATATCATTACGGAGGACTTGTTCGATCGTGTCCAAACCGTACTCAACCGCGGATGAGAACCGGGCGGCTAAGAGATCACTAATATCATGGGCACCAGTTTGAAGAGTCATTTAGGCCACCCGTATCCCGATAACAATGACAATGGCATCTGGCTGAGTAGCACCACCTGCTCCAGTCACTCGAAGGACAGTGCCGGCGGCAATGTCTGCATACGTGCTGTCGATGAGTGCCGGTACTGCAGGTACATCAATAACAGCAGCGATCATCGCATCTGTGATCGCATTGGCTACGTTCTTGATCTGAAGTGTCGCGGATGTAACACTTGTTTGAGGAAGCACGATCGCATACAAGAACTTAGTCTTGTGCGTTAAGGTAACATCGGTGTTACCATTTGCACCAGCGGCTACTTGAATCCAATGGATTACAGGAATGCCCCCGATGACGTTGTTGGCTGCAACAAACTTGGCGACCAGACCGGAAAGGCCTGCACCAGCTGCACCAACTTCAATCTTGGCCTGAGTGACAGCGACAGCCGCGATCTTGGCGGTCTCGACTGCATTGGCTGCTAACTCTGTTGGGCCAATTGAACCGGCACCAACAGTAGCGGACGTGAGAACGGGACGTGTCCGAACAATCATAATGTCGGTCGCGGTTAGAGCAATGGCATAACCAAAGGCGTCACCTGTGGATGCGGCAGTGTCAAGACGACCGGCTGTAGCACCCAGGTAAAGCATATCTCCTGGGGTGAGTAAGCTGTCGCTATATTTGAACCGAGTGAACGGCCCAAACAGTGTGACAGGTTGTCCTATTGGAACGGCGCGGGGGGTGAAGCCAATAACTTCAGCGGCTTCATTTGCGGCTGTTCCATCAGACATGTATACAAGGCCGTCTGAGCTCTTGATGTAGCATGGAGCTACGACGTCCAACGCTTCGCCAGCGAGTAAACCAGAAACTACTTGCTGCTTCTGATTTAAGTCCATGCTTGCGAGGGTACTACGTGCAAAAAGTGTCATGGTAAATCTCCTTTATAGATTACGTTCCTGTGTAGCGACCTTGTTGAGCGCGTTTCTTTTTCTTGATCTCTTCAACACTTGCTCGGGGAGGGACTTTACCCTTGTCGCCACTATTGAGATTAAATTTAGGGTTGTCCGGAGCGAGGATTAAATGTGGCTTGGCTTTTGCAACCACTTTGACTGCATCTTCCACGCCTTTGACTTTCCCGTCGTCGTCAATCTCTAACGCGTCGCGGTTTACGAATGCATACGCATCTTCAGGATCTGCAAAGTTCGCCTTCGCAGCAGCTGCTAGTACAGCCCCTTTGATACGTTCATTGTTTAGTTGAGTCTTTAGCTTAGCTGCTTCATCAACAGCGGCTTGGACTTTGATCTTCTCTTGCTCAATCTCAGATTTCTCCTTGAGAGCATCTGCAGCTTGTTTAGCTTTGATGGTTGCGAGTTCAGCAGCAGCAGCTTTAGCGTCCTTTCCCAATCCCCGTTCACTTACAAGCGCGGAACGTAGGTTACCCGTGAGACCTTCTAGCTTAGTCCGTTCATCTTCAGGTAACGAAGCAAGATACTCATTCATTGCATCGAGTGGGTCTTTCTTCTTGGCAGCTTCTGCGGTAGCTAAATTAGCTGCGGCATCTGCGGCTTCTTGCGCGGCAATTTCTTCTGGTGTAGGCATGTTAAGTTCCTTTTGGCTTCTCGCCACTAATCTCCGGTGTCTTACCGGTTGGAAGATCCTTCTTTAAGTTCAAAGGATCAACGTTGATTGGATTACCTTGTTCATCTACCTTCGGTTCAGGTTCAGGCTCAGGCTCTGGTTTAGTAACCTGTACTGTAAAGCCCAACTCCGTAAGTAACAAATTAAGGATGTCCACGGATTCGGGTGTTTTTGATATCCATGGCCATATCTTACCCATAATCTGAAGTTGATACTCGTCTGACTTCTTCATTAGAGCGATCTGTTCTTGTGAGTATCCTGCTTCACTCCAAATAGTCTCTTGTGGTACTCCAATATCCTTCTTCTGCTGAAGGTCTTCAAGAGTTTCGTTATCAGCCCAGATCGTTGAGAAGTCAATCTCTTCATCTAACTCTGGTTCTGAACCGAAAAAGTTGGTCATACGTCTAGCAACAACTAAACACTGCTCCCAAGAGTTGCCAAACAGTACTCTGCGATCCTTTGCTTTCTTCTTTAACTGCATGTCTTGCATCTTCAATGTCTCTGCAGCGGCAATCAACTTAGTTGTAGTAAAACGGGCTGTAGGAGTACTCGTAATTTGAGCGGCAGCCACGATTATGTCTTGCAATGAACCCATCAATGGACCTGGGTCGCTACCTTCAATAACATCAACCTTTGCATTAGGATTAGCCGATCCTATAAACTGCCCCGGACCCACCTTTAGAAGATTGGAACCATCGTCTTTGGGAGGTTGCCCATCAGTTGTAGGATACCATCCCATAGCCACTAACATCTTGAAAGCGGTAAGGTCATTAGATGCCAATATGTCAATCAAGGTCTTGTTAGCAGCATCTTGTAAGGGTATAGCATCCCAAGCTTCGGGCATCAAACCTACGTTACGGAAATGTATTACAGGGATACCTAAAGGTTTATTATCTTTTCCTACCCATGGTATGGGCCAGGGTTCGGGAGGGGCTTCAGATTCTAAATCAATAGGTTCCGTATAATGTTCCCACTGGGTATCATAAACCCACTTCTGAATCTCGTTCGGATAGTAAATGTTCCGCCTACGTCGTAAAGTAAGTTGACCCTCTTGGTCATAGGTAGACATAGACCACTCTTTTACAGCGCATATCGGTTTCTGATTCACATCATCATTCTCGTAAATCATCCATACGCCTTGTCCATCACCGGCAGGATCAGAATCTAGGTCTGTAAAACGATAGTTGTGGGTAAATTTTATCCGTTCCTTATCGTAGTCCCATTCTAACATGATAAACGTTTCACGTTCGGACAGAGCAGATTCATGAACTTCAGACTGGACGTTATCCATCTGGTTCTTTGTCCATAAATTCCAGGCCCAAGCAGCTTGGGTTTTCGATCCTTCTTTATCGGCTTTCTCTGTCGTGTTGAAACCTGATACCGACAGCTCGTCTTTCACCGCAAGAGTGATCGTACGACATATATTAACACAGAACTTCTTATTTTTGTGGACGTCTAAGAACTCTCTTACACGATCCGTCATATAAGTATCTTGCTCACCATTATGATAAGCGCGAGCCAGAGCTACTATGGCGTTGTCAGCTTTGACAGCGTCTACTAACGCTTGCACATAGGACATCGTTAAGACATTAGGCATTATTTATGCTCCGTATAATTAACCGCAAAAGCGCCTACAGGCTGTCGGACGGCTCCAGTCAATGCTAACATGAATGCTATAGCTTGATCATCCAACTCACCTTCAGGGGCTTTCAACGTGGAACCTTCAATAAGAGACAGCTGGGTCTTTGTTAAAGAATCATGAATGATCGCACGTCCGTCTCGGAGTACATCAGTACCTAAAGAATACATTAGATCCTTGCTCTTTGAAGTAGTCTGCCATCCTAATCGGTTATCTTCACCCATTAGAATCCTAGAAGTATAATTGTAAACTTGTGTAAGGGATAAAATAACAGCGTGTCCATGATTATTCCGTTCAGGAAGTATAGATGCTCCGAAGAATATCATCGACAGCGTATGTAAGTATCCAGCAAAGATCTTGGGTTCAACCTTACCCGATAGTACACAAACCTCTTCCATAGTGTTTATGTCGACAACACTCGCTACCGACGGATCACTACCAGGGTTTCCTTCTGCCGGATCAGCACCTATCACATACTGGTGCCGAAAATCGGGCATTACATACAGATGCAGGAATGGAAGACTAAAGGGATGTTTCTCAAGCTCGGGACTTGGCGTGTAGCATTGCATTATCCACTTGAAGGGGACCCGCCTATCAAGTTCAGGAGGTGCTAATGCTTCGTCGGCAGTTGCTGGATATTGTTGTTTTAGGTCGTCTGTACTCCCCGTACGTGTCAGTATATCTTCTTTCTGCGTTGCATACCATGTCTGATCTCGATCTGGTCTAACCCACCATGGAAGGAAAATAGAATGCCAAGGACTCTCACCACGCTCTGCTGCGCGGTAAGTATTCTTAAACAGGCTATTCGGAGTCGCCTTATCGGAACGGCTTAACAGGCACATTCTACCTCCACCATCGATTGTCGGCTTGACCGCATTCATTAACGCGGCCAAGTCGGGAATCAAATCTGCTTCATCAACGAATGCGAAGCTTGCGGTGTATGAGTCGCCTGCTGTAGTTGGAAATCCGTATGCGATTGACCCATTACTCAACGCCCATTCGTGAGAGGCATCTGCTAGGACTTGTTTTACTTTCATCCACTTGGGTAATCGATTGTAAATACCTCGTAGACGTTGCTTTCCCAGCAAATAGATCGCTTCGTTTTCCCGTCTCGAGAATACTAACGCTGTAAAAACTGGCTTGTAGAGCATCCACCAGAGTATAAAGCATAACACTAACCATGTTTGCCCCAACTGTCTTGCTTTCAGGATTACGTTTAGATTGTAATCCACTAACATTTGGAGCACTACTTCTTGTTCAGGCCACAGAATAAAGGGGATCCAATCACCTAGTGTGGCGTCGTAAATCTTGCAATACATATTGACGAAGTAGGAAACAGATCTCGAGCATTTCAGCCATTCGACTCTGATATCTGTTTCGGTTTGGGCCTCGAAGTTTCCCAATCTGCTATCTCATCCTCTGCCGCTCTGAGTTCGTCGGCACTAAATTTATCCGCCACGCCCAAGTTTATATTGGTTGTGCCTGGCAGACCCGCCCGGTCTAGGATTTCTTTTGCAGCAGCTACTTTTAAACGTTCATTACTTAAAGCAGCTACAAGCGCTTCGGCTGCCTTGTTAGAACTCTCTAACAGGGTTAGACGAGCTAACTCTACGTGTGCTTGAGCTCCCTTATAAGCAAAGTTATCAAATGCTTTCGAACGTTCACGCCAATGCCACTCAAGAGCCGCCTTACTCCAAAAAGACACGCCATTCGGTGTCCTATGTTTGGGATCCGCTTCTTTCTTCTTTTTACGAGCGTCTGCTATGGCTGGTTGTTCCACATTTACCATTGCGGTGTAAGCACCTAACATCGTTCGTCCAGGTCCTAAAGGAAGGAAGTAATTTGTGAACCGTTGGAACCATAACCAGGGTTCATCATCCATCCGTTCCCATATGTACTCGGATTTATATACGACCATGTTAGCAACACTAACCATTTCAGAGTCTTCCATGACTCCATTATAACTGTAAAGAGTCTAAAAAAGCCATCTAGCAAAAATCAAACAGACCATGGCCCAAAATCCCCATACTGTCCCCTTGTTCTTGCATAAAAAGAGATTATAATTATTATTATCAAACTATAGGAGGTACTATACATGGCAGAGTTAGACGATACTGAATTACTTGCAATGTTCGACGCGGGCCTAAACATTACTCATATTGCTGAGGAGTTAGGAATGGCACCCGCCACTGTCCGTAAGGTGCTCAAAGAGCACGGGAGAGATACCAACCGCAAAGCCCACGAGGTTGATACAGTCGATGTTCTTCAAATGTATACACAAGGCGTCCCAACAGCTGATATTCTTTCCAAACACAATATCTCGTATAACACCCTGTACAGCATTATGCGTAAGGCTGGAATCGAACCTCGTACCATAAAGACGCAATACGTAGCTAACGAACGTAAGCAACGTGCAATAGAGCTTTATATAGCAGGAGTTCCTATCTGGAGTATTAAGATGGAAACAGGAATCTCCCAACCGACTCTACATGACGCACTTCATCAACAAGGTATTCCGCTTCGTCGGCCGAGGCTACTATGACAATCCATCAACTACTTGAGATCGCAGTTGTCGTAATGGCCTTCACTAGTGGCATAGTGATCGGGACATCATATCAAATGTATGTACTACTAAGGGAGATCTTCAATGGATGACCGCCCACTACTTGTCGTTGATTTCGATGGACTGCTTAATCCCATGCCCGAAGGCTGGTTCGACTTTAACTCCTATAACAACCCTTCAGCTAAGGATGCTATAGCGTGCCTTATCGACGCCACCGAGTTCTTTAGGCTCGCGGTCTACGGACCACGCTCCCATATGTTCGGCGGCATCCAATCTATGCAAGCTGCTATAATCCACTGGACAGAGATGCAAGTAAACTCCGATACTATGCACGACCTAATGAGCGTATTGGACTTCCCCCACGAGATGCCCGAAGACGTCGCAGCAGCCATCAACAGTACGGGGGTATTTTTCGGATCAAAAAAAGATGAACTTTCACAGGACGCCTTGGATTTCATTCGAGTCTGGCAGAATCGACTTGCTGCGCAAGCAGGCCGTGTGTTTAGCGAACTAAGCACAGGGCCGGTGTACACCGCCGAAAGCAATTCGATTCCGGCGACTGCGACCCGCGGATTCAATTACGCTGACTTTACGTCCGCGAACGAGGAGCAGAAATGAGCGCACTAAAAAAGGTTGTGAATTTACTTTGGTATAGAACCCCAAAAGACCATAAACTCGCGAATGAGTTAGCGGAAGAATTTTCTAAACTTGAAGCCCGCATAGCAGAACTGGAGTGGCAACCGATTGACGATGTACCGTTACTTGAGAGGGTGCTTATATTGAGGTCTGACGAAACGGTAACATCGAGATTTTTTACTACATACGATGAGATAAAACCCCTATATACCCACTGGATGCCACTACCTAAACCACCGGAGGAGAAATGAAACCAAGGGCAAAGTGTATGGGATGTGGAAATATTCATCCGCTGTACAGGTTTATCAACGATAAACAGAGATGTTATTTGCTTTATTGCGGAAAATGTGGTGCCAGCGTGATGCACCAACCAGAGAAGGTTTCATTATATCAACGGTTTCAACATTTGTTGAAACGCTGTAAACCACCGGAGGAGACAGAATGAGTGCGGGTGAGTGTACGTTTGAGTATCTTGTTGCTCGTGGACTGGCTGAGTATACAGAGAATGGCGTTGATATTAGGCTAAAGGTGAAAGAATGAAAATATTAGACGAGCATCACGTTGAAGTTTGTGACCAGATTTATGAGAATAATAACTGCAAATTCTCAACCGGCTTTGTAGATAACAGACCTCCAGATACAATGTACTTGATGTTGGAAAGAGACGGAGAAGAGCCGACCATATTTTATTTCAGACCTGATGAAATGGCTATAATAGCATGGCTTGCATCGGGCGTATTGTGGTCGAATGAAATGAAAAGGAGAATGGAATGAAAGGATCAATTGAATTTGCTTTAGACATATTACATAAAAGTACGATGGTAACAACTGGCAAATTAGCGGATTATGTTGCTGACGCTGAGAAGGAACTTTTTGAACTCCGATCAAAAGAAGTAGGAACAACTAAGATTGAGCTGTATAGAGAAATATTCGATCTTGTTGGTTATATAAAGCATGTTGCCGGTATTTCTAACAATAGTGTTCAGCATTATTGGCCAGATA